GACTGGGTTCTGGAACATCAAGTTCTCTGGTACTCTCACTATCAAGTACTATGTTAGGTACTTCAATCGTACGGATACTCTTGCCTAAATTGTAGTCCGAAAAAATAAGCTTCTTTTTTTTAGGTGGCGGTTAGTATTACCCGCCACCTCTGTAACATGTGAAACGTGTTACTGTAGATTATAAATGTTTCCATTTATCCTCCTCCTGATTTGCTCTAATTCATCTCCGCGCCATATGTGTTCTGGGGGATTAGAGCAAGTGATTATTATGAACGGTGAGTTTACCTTTACGTACCCTCCTTTTGTTTGTCCTTGATATGGATATCTATCTAGTAGTCTTAGTAAGTCTCTGAACGGCCATTTACCGTCGAAGTCGTCTATTACTATTGCTTCTTGTTGTTCGTAACCATTCCACCATTGTGTTCCATCTTTGATGTAGAATGATATGAAATCCTCTGTTGCCGTCCGTGTTTTGCCAACTCCCGTGGATCCCCAGAGCCACACAACACACGGCGGCGTATCTCGATGCTCTTGTAGTAAGTTCTTGTATTCCATGATGCCTCTGTTGTATCTTATGAAGCTGCTAGGGAATTGTTCAGCTATTTCTCTTATGGAAGTCTTTGCTTCTACTAGTGATGCTATCTCTTCCAAGTCAGTTCTTCTTCCTTGTTGCTTAGGTTCTCCCTTCTCGAATACGTCTCCTTGCTTCTTGCAGTATGTTATGTTCTGCTTTGCTGTTCCTTTACACGATTCAAAGTGAGCTCTAGGTATTAGCTTTTTCATTGTTGCTAATCTCTTTCCTCCGTCGAATTCTATGTATCCCTGTAAGTGTTTTGTCCCCTCCTCTCCTACTTCTCGGCCGATCACTAAGTATGCACACTCTATGAGCTTGCATGTCTCTTCTTCTGCGTTTGAGTAGTTGTTCAAAGTGAAGCACCATCTGCGGCACTGCGACATATGTTTAATATAATAAAAAAGTTGATATAAAAAACCTCCTATTTGTTCGGAGGGAACCCCCTTCGCGAATTTCAATAGGGCAACCATACTATTCGTCCCGGATGGTTTACCCGGCGAGACCAGAAAATTCGTGTTGATAGGAGGAGGGTTTTGATGTATCGACGGGGGGTGCCGGAGCGGAGCGGAGGCACCCCTCATTGGTATATTGAAAGCATCTCGTATTGAGATGCGTATTTTTAGGTCTCATCGCGTAAGCGATCTGGTATGGATACTAGGGCTGTTTTATTAAAATTCGGGGCTATTCAAAATTGCATATTTTTTTCCCGTAAAAAACTGAATGTCATGCCATACGTCCGTCGAAGCTATACTAAACGCCGCTATTCCCGGAAGCCAGGTTACCGCCGCTCCACGTCGTCTTACAAAGGTCGAAGCACAGGTTCTCGCTCACGCCCACGCAAAGGAAAGTATGCAAAAGCATATGGAAAAAGGTCGGTTATCTCGAGGCCGAACAGTTTTCTCAGTCTCGATTCCTACTTCGCCAAGTTAAGGTTTCAGGATTGTTTAAGTTTCTCTCTCCCTCAGGTTACGTTCACTGATTATGTTCAGTACTCTTTGAACAGTGTCTATGACCCCTATTACGGTGTAGGAGGAGGTATTATTAAAGGTCATGCTGAGATGTCTTCTATCTGGCAGAAGTACATGGTTATGGGTGCACTTTTCAAGCTTAAAGGTGCATTTTGGTCTGAGGATCCCAATGATATGATCAATTCGAGTAGGCCTTATATCGCATTCTTCCAGGCTGTGGATAGTGCGAATTCTGGTCTTCCTGATACTCCTGATGTTGATAGACTTGCTGAGCAAGGTAGTGAATGTAAGTATCACACTGTTGTTCCCGCGTTCGGAACTCAACAACGTGTCTGTCTCTTGAAAAAATACTTCTCTGTTAAGAGAGTTGAAGGTTGTCCTATCTCTGGTAATATAGAGGAGTACTCCTCTTTCACTTCTAATGATCCTGTTCTCCAGCCTTCGGTTCTTGTAGGTATAACTCAGGTTGATCAGACTGGGTTCTGGAACATCAAGTTCTCTGGTACTCTCACTATCAAGTACTATGTTAGGTACTTCAATCGTACGGATACTCTTGCCTAAATTGTAGTCCGAAAAAATAAGCTTCTTTTTTTT